CGTGCCTTGTTTCGCGGAGACGGTGGTTCCGTCGATTTTTACGATGGGGGTGGGCAAGGGTTAGCCGCGTGGGATGACGCCGTACTGCTTCAGGGTCCGAGTGATTTCTTCGAGCGCGGCTTTCGGGTCGCCGCCGTTGAGGTTGATAACGACCGACGCGCCGCCCGCCACCGCACCGCGGCCCAGCAGGTCGTAGATGCCGATGTTGGTCTTCCACATGTCGTCCAATTTGGCCATCAGGTGACCTTCGCGGAGCCATTCATCGGCGCGGAGGTTGGCTAGGTCGTTGGCGGTCTGGAGTGTGTGCTTCGCAATGATATCTAGCGTTTTATTCATCCCGGCCATCTGGAAGTTTCCGATCACACCGGAAATTGCCGAGACGACGGAACCGACGGCCCCGACGATGCCAGCGAGGCCGGACGACGCCGCCGATGCTGCGCCGCCGATACCGCCGCTGACTTTCCCGGCCGCGCCGCCTAAATCGCCCATGCCGTCCGTCACGGACTTGACAACGCCAGTGCCACCGCCGAACACCTTGCCCATCAGCCCGCCAACGTCGAACAGCTTGTCCGTCAGCTTTTTCAGCGCGCCTTCGATCAGTAGGCGAGTGATGGACTGCGCGGCCTGTTTGGCCACGTTGGTCAGCATGTCGCCCAGCTTGCCGCCTTTGAAAATTATGTCGGTGATGCCGCGGGAGAGGTCAGTGGCAACGGTGGAAATTTGCTGATAGGCGGCTTTGCCGACCTTGCCCAGCTCCTTGTGTTGCTGCTTGAGCTGTTCCAGCCGCTCAGGCGTAATCATGCCCTGCGGCCCAACATTGGGGAACGCCTTGCCCGCGCCCGGAAAGTCGCTCATCATGCCGACGTTCCCAGCGCCGGGGAATGTAGGCATCTGCGCCTTCGGCAGCTTGTCGAAGTCGATCTTGAATGGGTTGCCGAGATCCGGAGCGTCGGATAGCTGACGATAGGACCGAAACAGAAGATCCAAGGAGCTTGCCACTCGAATAGCAGCCGAGACGGTGACCACCTCGTACTTCTTCATGATTTCCGACATGTGGTTAACCGCTTCGCTCTTCTTTTTGTCCGCATCGCGGAACATGTCGAATAGAGCCAGCAGTTCCATCGTCGGTAGCTTGGCCGACTCCATGGCCTTGGCGTGGGCTATGACGCCTTTTGCGCCTTCTTCGTGAGCCTTGCCAGCCGCGCCCGCCAATGGTGTAAGCGTCTGTAAGCCTTTCGCTAACTCACGCAGCTTGCCGTTATACGTCTCCTGTGTCATCACGCCAGTGGCCAGCAGTCCGTCGTAAACGCGCAATTGCGCAGCCGCCGCGCCGCCATGCTTTTGGATGGACTCAGCGAGCCGCGCCCCGGCAAACGTCATATTTTCGGACGACTGAGCGACTTTCTTTTCGGCGTCCCATAGCTGATTTAGCGTCCCGATCAGATAGACGACAGATCCGGCCGCGACGAGCGCGCCAGCGTAAAATAGCCCCAGCGCAGCGGTCGCGCCAGCGGTTCCAGCCTGCACCCCAGCCATGGCCGCGATATAGTTCCCAGCCGCCAGCCCCCACGCGCCAATTGCGGCCGTGATGGTTCCAAATAGCTTGTACAGCTTGAGGAGCGCGGCCGTAATGAGAGCCGTCTTCTCGATCATTAAAGCCAGGCCAGTGATTGCCAGCGGCGCAGCAACAGCGACGGCCCCAAGGCCCAACGCTAAATCCTGCGCTGGTTGCGGCAAATTACGAAACTCGGCCGCCAGCGCCTTTGCCTTCTCGATGCCAGGCGTCAGGAAGTCATCAAGCACACGCTGGGCAATTGGCAGGAGCGTCTTCCCGAACTCGGCCGCCGCGTCCTTCGCGGCCATCTGAATGTTCTCCCAAGAGTTCTTGTAGGTGTTCCCGGCGCGCTCGCCCTTTGCTAGTTCGTCGGTGATGATCTGGATGAACTTCTGCGAGGAAATCCCCATGCGCTCGAACGTCTTCGCCGGATCGCCCAGCGCTTCGGCGCCGAACTTTTCCTTGATAATGGCGGCGAGTTGCGGGATGCGCTCAATGATCGGGTCGAGGTTTTCTTTCGTCACCTTGCCGACGGCGCCCAGTTGGGATAACTGCCGGATGACCTCGTTGAAGTCTTCGCGCCCGCCACCGACTACGGCCAGCGCGTTGCCGAGTTCGGCCATAATGCGGCGGGACTCGTTGGCGGAATTGCCGAGGATCTGAAGACGAACGGTGCCCTTAATGGCCTCTTCCAGCCCCAAACCGGGCAGCTTCGCCACCTCGCGCAGCTTCGCCATTTCGGCGGCCGTGGCTTCGCTCGTTTTCATCACGGCTTTGAGGCCCATGGTGAGCGATTCCATATCGGAACCGGCCTTGATGGCCGCGGCGCCAGCGGCGATCAGCGGGGCAGAGAATCCAATGGAGAGCGCGGTGCCCGCCGCCGTGACGTCGGAGGCGAACCGCTTCACTTTGTTCAGCGAGCGGTCTACCTGCTTGTCGAAATCGTCGGTGCTCGCGCCAATGCGAACGATGAGATTTGAGAGGATTGGCATGATTTACCGGCGTCGCGTGGGAGTAGAAGGGGGTTGCTGTGACTTCGCGGCCTTGTCCATCTCCGCGTTTTTGATGCGCAGGTAGGCGGCCCATTCGGTCATCTCAGAGGAGGACATCCGCGTGCTGAGTTCGCACACGGGCATGTGGAGGAGTTCGGCGAGCGCGAAGAGGCTTAGACGCTCGCCTGTGAGTTTTTTTCAAGGTCTTCGGCGGATTCCTTGAGGATGCCGGACAGCTTGAGTATCTTTTCGCCGATCAGTTCGACGGCCGCGGCCGACTTCGTGAGGAGCATGTCCTGATGCGCGCGCTCAAATACGGGCTTGTCGTTTTCCGGGTCGAGCGTGCAGGCGATCACCGCGCGCACGGTTGCCAGGCGAGTCTGCCCCTGCGCATCCTTTACGAAGTCCACCCGCTCGCCCGCGTTGAACTCGCGCACGCGGACCGTCTCCCCCCACTGGGGAACAAACAGGTCTTCAGTCTTCAGTTCGGCCGCTAATACGCGGTCCAGGATCTTGCTCATTGGGCTCCTTTGCCGTGATCGTGATAGTTCCGGGAAGGTTGAGCACCCACCCGTTCTGAAAGTCGATTGCCGCGCCGTCTCGCTCAACGCGGTTGATTTCGGACGCGGGCACGACGAGCGCCCGCGCCTGTTTGTCGTAGTGCATTACGTGGTTGAGAAGTCCACTTCGCCGTGAAGCGCGAAAGAAACGTTTTCCTTGATGAGTTCGTTTTCGCCGCTGGTGATGCCGGCGCTCGACATGTGCCCGGCGGCCATGAAGCGGTCATTCCCGGCCAGGTTCGTGTAGAGGTAGAGCACGTAGTAGCTGCCGAGGTTCGTGTTGGCGAAGTAGGCGTTATTGTAGAAGCGCTGGAATGAAATCGTGCCGGATTTCATGACCAACGTGCGCTCTTTCCACGTGTCGCCAAACGTCTGCGACTCCTCGGTGATGACTTCGGAATCGTAGGACCACTCAAACGCCTGCGCGGCCTGCGCCAGCGTTAGGTATTCGGCGGTGATCGTGATTGTTCCGCCGGCGGTGTACCCATTCGTGAGGGTGATCTTCCCCGATGCCCAGCCAATTTGATAGTTGGCCTTCGGCACGGTCGAGACGCCGTCCAGCACGGTCACGGCCGCGTTGGGATTGATCGCCCGTTTCGCCGTGTCCGTGATCTGGTAGACGCCGCCACCGAGGGAGGTTACTGCCTCCCCCGTCATGGCGGTGCCCGATCCGGTGGCGATGTAGATGTCGGCTGCGTTTCCTGCGAGTACGGCCATGATGGCTCCTTAGGTGTAGGACAGCGCGCCGGTTCCGGTGAAGGTGTAGGAGGCGGTGATGATGCCGTTTTCAGGCGCGGAGAATGACGCCTGAACGAAGGCGTTCCCGCTGTAGTAATTCGTACCGTCCAGGTAGAAGCGGATCGCCACGGTGGAACCGGCGAGGAAGGCGGTCTTCAACGCAACGTGGCCGTTGGTGTCGGCGGTGTCGAGACGGCCGGAACCGCTGCCGCTCCATTCCTTGATGGTCGAGGTGCGTTCTTTCCAGGTGTCGCCGAAGGCTTGCGTCTCTTCGAGTCCGGTCTGAACGTCGAGGGACCAATTGTCCATCTCGCCGATTGTGTTCGTGCTGATCTTGAGCGTGGCAGCATTGCCTACCATTACAGCCATAGGGGCTCCTTTCGCCTCACGGCGATAGCTAGAAGTGGGTGGCGGAACATCTCACGACGTGCCGCCGGCACCCGCGCCTAAATGGCGTGGATGATGTCAAATTCAAGGACCACGGAGTAGAGCTTTGCGCTCGTCTCCAGGTCGTGTTCAAACTCGTTACGCCGCCCGTTGAGGTGCGTGCTGTGAACCGTCAGCGAGCCGGCCGCGGTGGTGATTTCGGCGGCGTGGTTGATGACGTTGGCGTAGACCAGATCGGCCAAGTCTTCCGCGGCCTTCGGGTTGCCCTGCGCCATGCAGTACAGCGCCACCGGGCGCCGCGTGGCCGTTGGCGCGGTCGAGCCGATGGAATGGAATGGCGCGGAGTCGATCACCTCGATAACGATGGCCGGATAGTCCACCACGCGCCCTTGGTCTGCGTGCATGTCGTACACCCGCGTTCCAGTCAGGTCAGTGATGGCCGATATAGTCTGGAGGTACTTGTAGAGCGCCTGGTAGATCCTCATGCAGCCCGCCCGAGCGCATCGAATGCGGCCTTAACGCGCGCTTCTAGGAGCCGCTTCACGTTGTTTCGCTGTGCACGGATGGCGTCACGGAAGAACGGAATCGGACGGCTGCCGGGGTGCTGCACTTTCTTCGCAAACCGCTTGAACAGGTTGCCGAACATGAGGAACTTCTTATCCTTCGGCGTGACCGTGTGGGCTTTGGTGCCGAACTCGACCAGATGCGCGTGCGGTGCCGCCTGTTTGAGCGTGTAGGCGTAGGCTTGCA